ACTAACTTTTAACGAAAAAGCGTCATCGCTTGAGAGCTTGCCGTTCAGAAATTAGTCTGCTGCAATATATTCAGTAACTGAAACAGTAACGTCGGTATCAGATTCTCTGTGGAATCTTAAATACGCTTCATTACCAGCTTCAATTACAACATCATTACCTTCATCTTCAATCAAATCAATGCCTGTACCAGCTGTTATTGTTGAACTAGCTGATGCAGCAGTACCGAGTACTCTGATTCTCATAATGGCTACATCACCTGCTGTAGGAATAAATGTAGTCATTGTAGAAGTAGCTGGAAGTGTCAATGTATGAGTTGCTTCTGTGCTTAATGTAAAATCTATTGAAGCATTCGCAATCAACTGTGCTTCTGTAAGCACACTTGTGGTTATGCCATCTGTAGATGTTGCTAAGATTGTCCCACCTTGGGTTAATCTAGATACATTAAGTGCACCAGTCATTGTAGTTGCACCAGTGACATCTAATCCATTACTAAGGATTTCGATACCGTGGTCAAATGTAGATTTGTCTTGAGTAATAGCTCCAAAAGCCATTTCACCCAATCCACTAGCCACATTCATTACTAGATTTTCAACATTCTCTATTACGACTGTCTGAGGAACTAATTGAGCTTTTACAAACCCAAATGCTCCTAATACCAATAACAATGCTAAAGGAATAACAGTTAATGTGACTGCATTCTTTTTAGCAAATTTTTTAAGGTTTTTCATATTCTTGAATAAGATTATGCTAACCAAGAGGGATACGAATATCCCTCAAGATTAAACAAAAACCTAAGCTGCATTAGTATTTTTTGAACCACCCCAACCACGACCATCTGTGTGTCCGATTGCGGCATCATAATAAGATGACCATTGAAGTTCTTTTGTCTTGAAGACTACGTTAGGTCCTTCAAGGTTTACTGCACTACCTTCAAGATATTTCAAGCCATATTGACCTTCGTATCCATTGATAATTGAGCTATCAAAAGCCCACCAGTATGATGTGTTTGTAGTAATCCAAGGTAATTCAATAACATTGAATGCTGGGACACCAGAACCATCACGCTCTGCACTCTGAGGTTTCTTTCCTGACCTGATAGCACCAAGTATCTCTTTAGCAACAGCTGCTTCAGGAGTTCCCTTTGAGAAAATTCGAGTATCTGGGTTAAAAGACATTCTATTTCCTTTAGGGTCTTTTAGAGGAGATAACTGTGAGAATGTGTATTGAAGTGCTTTTTCAGCATCATACGCATAATCATAATTAATTGTTGAACCATCAGTTACTCTGTTGTTCCAACTTGTTCCTCCGTCTTCTCTTGTGTGAGCATTGCTAATTAAAGCTACACTATCGCCACCTGTGGTAGCTACTGTATAACTTCCATTATCGTCGCTTCTTGTGTAAGAAGTTTCAACTTTATGTTATACTGGACTTGACAAAGTTATTCTATCTGATACAATTAACTTATATGAATAAATTATTATATCGCAACAAAAAATGGTTAAAAAAGAAATATATTAACGAGAATTTATCTTCACAAGAAATAGCTGATTTACTCGGATTAAAGAGTGGGTCAACTATTATTAAGTGGTTAAAAAGATTTGATATACCTCGCAGACAAATTTATAAAGAAAGACATAAAGAATTACTTAAAAAAATATCTAAAGAATGGTTAATTCAGAAATACTGGAAAGAGCATTTATCACTAACTAAAATTGCTCGGCTTTTAGGTTATAAAACTCATCATTATACAGTGCAACGATTATTTCAATATTATGATATTCCTCGGCGTCCAGCAAGACCCTATAGTGGTAAATATGCTTGGAATTGGAAAGGTAGAATTACCTGTAAAAAGAATGGTTATATCTATATCCGTAAAGGCAATAAATATATTGCTGAACATACTCTTGTATTAGAAAATAAAATTGGTAGAAAGTTAGTTAATGGTGAGGTTGCTCATCATAAGGACGGCAATCCGTCAAATAATAAACCTACTAATCTTCTTTTACTTTCATCTAATTCATCTCATCAGATATACGAGGCAAATCTTGGTCTTTTTGCTAAACAATTACTTTGGGGTAAAATCAAAACTTCTAATCGTAAATTTCTTCTTGAACTATTTAATAACTTTATCAAAGAACATAAGTAAGTCATTTCTGCTTACTTCACTGGTTTCTGTTTTAGATTATAGCCAGTGTTCGGACTATCACATCTCGCATCTGGCGAGTCCACTCGTTTAGTCTCTGTTGGTGGCTATTAATAGCCTTCCAAAGGGTTATCCATCTCTGGGTTTTCCCATAATTAGAGCGGATTTTTCAAGCGCTTGAAATTGTTAACGCTTGGTCTAATCTGTCAGCACAAAATTCCTCTCTGTGCCTCATACAAGCTCTTTTTGTTGAGCCTGCTAACTTTTCTAAATCTCTCTTCTGAATGCCGTAATACCACATTTTCCTCGTAACTCTTAAGAGTTTACCATAGGTAATTTGTGTATATGATTGGTCAAATCCCTGAATTGGAGACTCTGCGTCAATCTCGGCATTCTCTAAAACTCTGCCTGCATTGCCCAAATCAGATATAGCACTATCCTTATACGTATAGTCAGTAACTCCAGTTGTGATACTCATATACTTCTTGTAGTAATCAAAACCTTCGTCTTTGACTTTTAAATGTATATCTCTAATAGCTCTATCTGTTAAGTCAGCTGCAGCTCCTAATGTAAATGGGACTACGTCTGCCATATTTATGCTGCGTCATGGGTTAGTCCAGAATTCGTACTCGTGAATTTAACACGAATCTTCTTGTCTGCGGCTACTCCCACTGGCTTAATTTGAACAACAACGGCTTCTTTGGCGACACTGTTTGTACCAGTATTATTAACCGTATTTAAATCGGTCAATACCATACCATCCTGATTGTCGCTAGATGAACTACTGTTAGCTGTTTCAACTTCCCACTCTTGGCTTGAATCTACTATCTGAACTTTAACTGTTGTATCAGATGTGGTTGTAACTTCTGTACAAACACCTTTTCTGACATAACAGAGAGTTGAAGCATCAGCTGCTGTTGCTGCTGTAGCTCCAACATCTATTTCTAGTAAATCACCAGGAGCACAAGCTATTGAACTAATAGTGAACTCTTCGACATCAGCAGTGCCTTTTCTTAATGAAAATCCTGCCATATTTTTGTTGTTGTTATTTTGTTAATAGTTTGGCGATTTCATCATCAGTATATCCCTTATAAAACCTACGAGCCTCAGCGACTTTCTGAGGGTCGATGGCGGGCTGATTATTTGAAGGAGCTGATTGACTACCTGCCCCCAGAGAAGCATCTTTAAGAGCTTCCTGTTTCTTGGCAATGTCAGTTCCACTTGAAGACGGAAATCTATCAGGATGATTTTGCTTGACAATATCGTGTGCTAGTCCCATCCGCTTCTGATATTCCTCGGCGGTTTTAGCTGGAACAGCGTTTACGATTTCATCGTGCTCATTACGCATTTCTTGAGAATATAAATACTCTGGGTATTTTCCAAAAAATTCCTTATCAGTATTATTCATACTATTATCAAGGGTTTCTTGTTGCATCTTCTCTCTAATTTGCGTTTCAGGAACATAACCCTTCTTTTGTAAAATAGCTTCTAATTGCTGTTCTACCTCGGGGTCAATTCCTTCTTCATCTGTAGTTTGAGGGATAATCGGTTCTGATGGAGTAATTGGATTAACCAATTTTCTCGTAGCAGAACGATTTCGGATTATTTGACGAAGTAATTCGTCTTTAAGTCCTTTAGTCTCTCGGTCTTCTGTATCTTCACTGGACTTTGGAGTTGGTTCAGGAGCAGGTTCAACCTTAACAGGTTCAACTTTTTCCTCAACTTTTTCCTCAACTTTAGGTTCAAGTTCCTCGCCTTTTTTGAGTTCTTCTTCGGGAACTTCAACTTCTGGTTCAGGAGTTTCCTCGCTGGGCTTTTTACTGGGGTCGCCCTCCCCGAGTTCAGTCGTAATTTCGTCAGGACGCATCTCTGACTGAGTGTTCTTCTCTTGTTCTGAAAGCATTTCCAATGGCTTAGAGTCATTAGAAAATTCTTCCACATTTTCAACTTTGTTCATAATTTTTTATTTGCTCCCTTTTTAACATGGGTTGGAGAACCCAGAAAAACAAGAAACAAAGTTAATAACTTCCCACAAAGGGAGGTTATTATGCCTATAAATAATCAGAAATAAACTATTTATAAGCACGATGACTCCCCTTTATGATTTTAATTGTTAATTTGCTAGTTCATCTTGTAATGAATTGATTGGCATTTCATCTGGACTTTTAGCTGTTGCTAATTCTTTCTTGATATTCTGTCTAACTAATAAAAGCCATTTATTCAAATCTACTACTGTTTTAATGGCTGACATAGCTTTATGTCTTTGGTCTTTAGGAATTACTGGGTCTGGGTTTTGAGCATCATATTCAGCAAGTCTATCTTGTTTATCCTTGAATGAGATGTTTGGGTTTACTCTTGTAAGTTCGTTCTCGTAAAGTTTCCTTTTTCCTTTCCAGTGAGATAAATAAGCATCTAATTGTTTTCTATCTCTGTACTTATCTGGAACTGTTACTACGACCATTTCTTGACCACCTATCTCTTCAACTCCAAACCCGAAATCTTTTCCGAGTATTTTGTTTGCCGCTTCCTTATATGCTGGAGGGCAGTAGGTTTCTTCAATTGAAGGTTCTTCTGTTACTGGCTCTGATTGAACTGGTTGAACTGCTGGTTGTGGTGTTTGTGCTTCTAATTTAGCACTCAATTCCTTGACCATTTGTTCAAGTTGTGTATTCGTTGGCATTGTTTTAGCTTCTATCAATTTGTTTGACTTCTTTTTTACGGTGTAGAAGGCACCTAATCGATAAAAGTAAGTTTAATTTATTTTTTTGGCTTTTAACCATTTGTTATCTTGCTTGAAAATGTTTATCGTCTTGTTCTTCTAAAATATCAAGTGGAACTTTTAATGGGATTTCATATGGGACTGGATATGTTTGACCTTTATGAAGAATTGTATCCTTCTTCATCGTTAGGTTAATGTGTCCTCTTAATACTTTTACATTTCTTATTTTCTGTCTTCCCATTGCTGTAAGTTCTTCTTCTGTGGCTATCATTGACAATAAAGTTCTAAACTCGTCTTTCTGGACTATACATTCATCTCCGTTTGTTTGGATAAGTTTTATATATTCGCAGTTTTTTATAAACGGACTCCAGTTAATAACCATAGTTAAATGGTTTCCATTCCCAGAATTATCTGGAATAATTAACTTTCTTGGAGTATTAAGAATTATTGTTTCGTTTTTCTTCTTCATTTGATATTTGTTCAATTAATTTTAAAAATTGTATAACTCCAGCAACCTTGCCTTCTCTTCTAAGGGTTTCTTGTGTTAAAGCCCATTCGCTTGGTTTTTCTCCAATTTGACCACCTTTAATATCTTTAATCATTTCTTCCATTAATAACTGAAGTGTCGCATATTCTTTATGTAAGAATATGTTGCGGATAATAGCTCTGCTCTGTTTGTCTAAATTAATTTTCATTTTCCTAATGACAGACCTGGACTACTTAATTGTCCTGCTGTTCTGCCTACTAAATTAGTATTTTTTGCTGCGACTTGATTTTTTGGAAGTATAGTTGAATTAGCCATATTACCTCCTCCACCTTCTTGTGGAACAAATAATCCTTGCTGTTGTTGCTGTTGTGGTTGTGGCTGATACCATTCATCTGGAACCCAATCTCTCCAATCAAAGTCATATCTTTTAAGAAGTTGCTTAATCGGTTTCATTACAATTTCTTTTGCTTCTCCTAATAACGGAGTGATTATGTTAAATATTTCTTGTGTTTGTGCTTTTTGTAAAACTTTAGTTTCTATCAGAATTGACTGACCCTTAACTGTAATTGTTCCATTCCAAGGCAATCCCTTGGGATGAACTCTAAAGAAACGATTTTCTTCTGACTCCATTAAACGACCACTATCATCTGTTTCTGTCCCTATCTGAACTTCTGGATATAATTTAGCTTGGAACTTACCATTCTCTCTTGTGTAAAGTTCTGGGTCGCCCTTTATTTCATTGTAATAATCTTGGATAAGTTCTGGTCTTGTAATAGTAATAACCTCTGGGACTGAGTAAACCATTCTGTTAATAACCATAGTTATTTGAGCTTCTTGTTCAAGTGCGTCTGTAATATTTGTAAGAGGTGTGCTTAGTCTCCTTAATCCGAACTCTGCGTTTTGAGCTGATTGAAAAGCTGTCTTCTCATCTGTTTGACCAGCTAATTCTTTTCCTACACCACAAGCGTCATCAATAGCTTTTTGTTGCATTTCAATTCCGTTATACCCGTCTTTTCCTGGACCTGGAACTTCCATCCATTTTATATTCTCTGGATTGGTTACTTGTTTTCCTATTCCTGGTCTTATTTTAATTATTCCATCACCATCAATTTGGTCTGTGCCTGAGTAAAAGAACATTTTATGAATTGACAAAATAAGTTGGTTCATAGTCATATTCCTTATTTTATCGTAAAGGTTCTTATCATCTCTGATGGCTTCGTTTATTCCTATCCCCATTGGGCTATTGGAGTGTCTTGGTGTCCAATAAGTGTGCCATAGAGTCAAATATTTTCTTCCCTCTAAATCTGCGATTGGGAGTTCTCTTTCAAGTAATGGATAACCGTCAACTATTACTGAGTAAATATCATCATCAAGGTTCTCATAAAAGTAAGCCAACTTCATATTCTTGGTTGTGAACTTTGGAACTGACTTATTATCTTCGTTGTCTAATCCAACACTTTCGCCTTCTTGGATATATTTCCAGTTAGGTGCTTTACTGAATTGTTTTTTAAGAGTTTCATATGGTATCCATTTAGCAAAACACCAATCTCTTGTGGACATAGGATTGTTTGGTCTTGACTTATCATCAATCCAAGTCATCCAAGGGTCTAATCTTTCTCTAAATGTTCCATTAAAATCTGGTGTCTTTAAAGGATAAGTTCTACCACAAGCCCAACCGTATTTAGCGTCATCAAAAGCAAACAGTTTTAATTGCTGTAAACTCTTGGCTCTTTCCCAAGAAGTTCTGTAAAGTTCTTTTTGGACTTGAGTTGATGCTTCATACTTGCTTCCGTCTGGTTGTAAATCAACACTTGGATTACGAGCTATCATAATAGCAAGAGCTGTATTTATCTTAATATATGGGTTTACTGTTGCGTTTTTTGTTTCCCAATTATCTGCACCTATTTCTACAAATCTTGAAGCCCAACCTTTGGTTTCGTCTCTTGCTTCTAAAACTTTCTTACCTTTGGCTTGAATTAAATGAGGGACATAATCGTGGTCTGCTTGTCTCCAAATCTTTTCAATGTCTTGTCCCATACCAAAAACTTCCTTACGAGCTTCTTTAAGTTTATCTATTCTTTCAGAATATTGGCTTTGTATTTTTTTAATCATTAACTAAAATAGCGACAATTTCTGAGGCAGGTAATGTATATACCTTTTCGCCATTAAGTTCTAATTCAAATGGGTGGAATGTTACAAATAAAACTTTATCACCTTTTTTAATATCCATAACTTCTCCATTTCTATCTACAATATTTTTTGATGCAGCAATAACTTCGCCCATTTCAATAAGTTTAGCTTCTTTAGCAAATTTAGGAATTACTAATCCAAATTTTGTTAATTCTTCATCTGTTTCATCTTTCCAGCTGACTACGATTTGATTATTTTGTGGTTGAAGTTTTATCATTTTTTTTTACCTTTTTTACCTTTTTAACTTCTTTCTTAACTTTTTTCTTAGATTTTTTTGCTATCTTTATTTCTCTTAAAAATTCTACATTATCAGCTCTGTGGCGTGAATGTTGTTCAACATCTATATCTCTAACCCATAATTGTTCTATATCTGACATTGTAAATCCACCAACTACACCTGTAATTAAAGCTGTGCGGTCTGTGAATTGAACTAACTTACCAACGTTGAACTTTTTTAGTCGTTCATCTGTTGGTTTTTTGTACTCATCTACCTCAAATTTATCTTGAGGTTGCATACGTTCTTGTGTTTTTAACATATTTTTGTCCTTTCTTTTATTTATTATACTTCGTCGTTATATTCATTAGGATTATACCCTGAGTCTTCTCCTATTGATTTTTTATAATTATGAAATCTTTTTTGAGCAACTGTCATTGGTATGGCTGTTTTTTTACTTCTAAGTGTCTGTAAATAATATCTGCAAGAATCCGCGCAATGGTCATCCATATTGGTATTTGCGTCTTCTGGTCTGTGTTCATCGTGTATAAGGGCAGGGATTGTTCTGATTGACTCCTTACAAGTGCTGAAAAACTTTAATTGAGGTTTCTTATCTGGTTTATCATCCCATCTGAGATATTTGTGCATTATTGTCCAACCTGCTATTCGTTTTTTTGAACTTGGAATACAATTTAAATGACCTTTAGTAACTCTTGCCATTAGTTCTGAAATCTTTTCTCCGTGTCCTTCGTCTGCAAATGAAGCTGCATCTAAAACTGTATATTCGTATTGTTTACCTTCAATTATTGGGTCTTCCTTGCTTAATTCTACAACAGCCTTAGCGTTTACATCTGCATCTTTTCCTATTTCTCCTAAATCTGGTCTGTGTGAATAGTATTCTCGGTAGCAAATTACATTACCGTCATAATCTATTGCGAACCATAAACAAACAAATGGTGCTGACCTTCCAAAGTCAATAGCTCGGTATCGCTTCCAAGTGTCTGGTATTTTAAATGGTATGGCTACATGCTTGTCTAATCTCCATTCGTTAAAGAATTGTCCTTCAAATACGTTCCAATCTCCATATCTCCATGCTTTCCTTAATGTATCAGGCAGAGAGTCAAGGTAGGCAACATAGGAGGGGTCATTCTTCATTAAAGTAGGATTGTCTTCTACTGTAGCTGGAATATAGACTCTTGTTCTTTTAGTAAAGGGGTCTATGTAAACTTTCATCGGTTCAGCAATATCTACAAATCTGGCTTTTACCCATACATGTCCTGCTCCTCCTGGGTTGGTTGAGAGGAAAATACGTGGTCTTAATTCTGGAATTGTGCTTCTACATGAACTTATTAATTTTAAATAACTATTCTCGGTTGGTATTAGGTTAATCTCCTCGATGTTCATGCGGTGGTATTCATGTCCGAGATACTTCTCAAATGCGTTTTCGTCTTTTAAATGACCACATCTGATAACTGCTCCTGAAGGAAATCGTATCTCTGCTGGTTTACCTACAAATTCTGCTCCTAAAGGAAGATACATCTGTTTGGCTTTGTCAACCCAGTCACCGAGGTCTTCACTATTCTTTCTAATAACTAATGCCCTATATCTTGGGTGGTTTATAACCTCTTCTTCTATCAGCCA